TGGTTTCCAGATCCTAGATAGTCGCTATCAGCGTTATCTTGATATCTATCATCAGCATACCAAAGTGCTAAAGCTGTAGAGTTACTGTCTTTATATAAACCAAAAGTAAAGTGGTCAGAGTGGTTAGTTGTTTCTCCCATCCATGGAATATTCACAGAAATAAACAACTTAGAAGTTGCTGAAGTTGGAGTGTAAGAAACACTATAGTATTCATGTCCAAGTGGACCGCTGGAAGAACTAATAGAAGCAGAACTTCCGCCGCCGTTATAAGTAGAAAGCCCATTCCAATTGAAACCAAGAGACTTGTTTCCACCAAGAACAACGCTATCCCCAACTGCTACCCATCCTCCGCCAGGATTTGTTTCATCCTCTGGGTCACCAGTCCATACTTTCATTTTTAATTCGGTAGAATCAAAAATTAAAAGTCCAATATCTGGTGATGTTGGATAACTGTTTTCGTCGGCAAAATTAGGAAGTCTTACCCCCCTTGTCAAATTTACCTGACCTGCTGATAAATCTCCAGCCATTTCTTTCTCGGTTCAGTAAAGCTATTTATCTTAGTTATTCAATAAAGTTAGCAGCTGTATAAATTTCTTGGATTTCTGCATCTGTCAGAACCCTATCATATACAACAGCACTATCAATTGCTTCTGGTGCTGTGTATCCAGAATATGGATAGTGTGCTCCAATGTCTGTCAGTCTAGTATTTCCATTAATACTAATACTATTGTAAGTATTTGTTAGAGCGCCATTGACATAGATTTTTAATTGATTGCCGCTACTAAATGTCCAAGCGCAATGAACCCAATCACCAGTATTTACATTTGGACCTTGATAAGCGTTACCAGAATCTCGGAATTCAATTTTTCCACTACTCATTCCAACTCCACCATAAACAGAGTTTCTAATATCACCAAATAATGGAACTGCTGGACCATAAGTTTGTGGAGAAACACTCTGAGTTCCCTTATACCAAATAGAGTATGTTCTATTTTTTCCAGAAAGATATGTTTCTTCTGTTATCCTAAAGAAGTTGTTAGCAACACTTCTTCCAGCACTACTAAAGTATCCACTATCACCAACACCACCAGAAGCAACATATGTTACTGGACTTCCGTTGTTTGTAATAGTCCAAGTGCTAGCTGGCAATAGTCCACCAGCACTATCATCAAAGGTCATCGCAATATTATAACCAGTTGGTAGTGGTAAACTATCTGGAACTGGAATTTCACCAGGAGCTAACCAATCAACACCATCAAAAACTTCTACTTGATCTAGAGTTGTATTGTAACGCATCATGCCAACAGGAGCTCCTGCTGGTCTCTGTGCTGTAGTTCCAGTTGGTAAAACAATACCCGAAGTAGCAGCAGACAAATCAAATCCTTTTCCACCAACAGAAACATATCCAGTTCCATCGAGTGTTGTTACCTGATCTACTTTAATAATACTTGCCATTACTAATACTGCGATGCGTGGAAGTTATATACGTTATTTATTTCTGCTGCTGTGAGTTCTCTGGTCCAGAACATAACTGGACCAATATCACCACTTCCAGATGGCAACCATTCATTATAGAAATTTCCATTATCTAATGACGCTCCGAGTGTCATATCGTTATTGGATATGCCCCAACCACCATAACCATTTTGTTGAGAAACTGAAATAGCAACATTGTCGATGTATAGAGAACAACCAGATGAATTGTTTCTCATTGCCACAATATGATGCCAATTACCATCTGCTACTTGAGATTGACTTGTGGATGGTCTTCTGTTTAGTGAAAATGTTTCAGTACAAATTTGTAACCAATTATAATCAGATCTAGTATCAATAAAAAACATTCTATTTGCTGAATCACTAATCCAAAATGGAATATTGTGATTTACTGCGACTGACGGCATCTTCAACCAAATAGAGAGAGTGCAGTTTGCTATAGAAGATACGCCATGATTTAAATTTCTAAAATACTTTGTGCTGGCGTTTTGACCAGAAAATGTGTAATATCCACCAGTTGACCCAGATGGAGGTGTGTGAACTGGATCATTTACACCTCTGAGTGTATTTGAATTTTTATAGCGCATCGAATAATATTTCTGAGTTGATGCGTCAGGAGCATTATAATATGATTTAGCATTAGATGGATCAAACAAAAGAACTAAATCGTCCGTTGGTATATCTGTAGATGCTAAAAAATTATTTGAAATATCAAACCAATATTTGCCGTCAAAATATTCTAGATATCCATACTCACTGTTATATCGAACCAATCCAGTTGGAGTTGATCCTGGTCTTTGTGAAGCATCTCCGTTTGGCATTGGAATACCAGTTGGAAGATGTGACAAGTCTAGGGAAACCCCATTCGTAAACTGAATGTAATCAGAATCACTAGTAAATGTATCTACCTTTATTTTTGATGGCATTTTTTCGCTTTACCTAATAAACATGTAACCTGGGTTTCCATTGGAATTGCCAGTAAATGAATCTGATCCCCCATAAATTCCATTTGCTCCAGTGCCTGGATATTGCCATAAGAATCTATTAGTACCATAGCGAGATGATTGAATACTAGATGGATCGGAGTGAAAATCAAATACTCTATAGTTAGAATTGCTTGCAAGAATATAGTGTCCTGATCCTCCAGTTTCCCAATTAAATGGATATGCGTGAGAAATATCAATAGGTGGACGGTTTCCACCTCCGTGATTGTTAGAACTATAGTTACTTAGTCCATTATCATATCTTACAAACGCAGCATAACGCCAATCTGTTGTTGTTCCTCCAGCATATGTATCGTTCGGTCCTCCAGGTGGTTGAGCTCCATTCCTTGCTAATCTTAAATTAAAAACTTCTCCCCCGCCATTAGTAAATGCTCCAACTGCTTTTACAAATTCATCTGAAAATCTTCTACCATCAGAAGAACTATAACCAGTTCCAGAGAACATGACAGATGAAGCAACGTTTCCTTCATTGTCTGTTGTTGTATATAAATTATGTTCTGTAGTTCTATCTCCATGATATGTACTAGCAGATCCCACAGTTTGAACTAATACCCATCCACCGCCATAATTTGTATTATCGACATAACAATATTTTTTATCGGAAGAACCGATAGGTTGAATCCAATAATATCCAGTGGAAAATCCATTATCTCTCAACACAATTCCATTTGGAGCAGGATTTGCAAAACTTCCTAACTCTGCTCCTCCAATAGGAGACCATTTAGTTCCATCATAAATTTCAACTTTTTTTGAAGTTGTATTAAACCCAATCATTCCAGTTTCCCCAGAAACTGGTCTTGTGTCATTATTCCAAACAGGAATTTTTAAATTGCCATCAAAATCTATTTGATTGCCAGTAGGAATTCTGATTTTATTTTGATAAGCCGCAATACCTTGCAGATCATGAACTGATAAGATACTCATTTATACAATGCTCCAGGATGCTCCGTCTTCAATAGTAATCGTATATCCATTATTTATCTCTAGTGGACCAGCACTCATACAGTTGGTATTTTGTGGAATAGTGACATTTTCAGAAATAGTATTTCTATTTGATTTGAGAACACCATAAGTATCAATCCATTGCCTGTCGCCGTTAGCATACAATTGTCCATTTGTAATACCAACAGTGCCAGTAACATCCAGAGCATAAGTTAGATTGGTATTGTTTGGTTTGTTGATACCAACCTTAGATCCTCTGTAAATATCAGTTCCATTAGCAGTCTCAGTCCAACGTGAGGTAACGAATGGTGATCCATCTTGATAAAGAGTTCCAGTAAAGTTGATGTTTCCGCCAACTTCTAACTTATAAGTAGCATCTACACTTGTTTGACCGATGGAAACATTACCAGCACCATCCATCAACAGACCAGCAACAGTTGCTAGTGTGAATGTAGTTCCGCCAGCAGCAGTGGATGGGGTAATTTCAAACAGATCATTACCTGCTACTTGGTTACCAATTCTGAAGTTCTTATATCCAGAGGAACCAGCAAAGATGATTGGAGCACCAGAGTTACCAGAAGCATTATTGATTTGAATGCTTGTTTGAGCTCTTAGTGTATTTGAATATACAACATCCCACCTACCAGCATTTGTATTATTACCAAGGTCTTTTCCAGATGCTAGTGGAATGAAATCACCAGTATTATTGATCTGAATATGATTAGTTACAGTTCCAGCGTTTGATGTGACGAAATTGATGTATGTGCTACCACCAGTTGATTTTGCCATCAATCTGGCAATACCGCCCTGAGCATCATAGACAATACCAAAAGCATTTGTAGAACCAATATCATTAGCACCACTGCCGCCATTGACACTAAATGCTCCACCAATTACTGAGAGCTTATCTGGAGGATTTAGTGTGCCAATACCAACTTCGTTGTTGGTAGCATCAACAAATAGAGTTCCGCTATCAACTGTTAGGTTGCTGCTCATCGTGACAGCACCAGTAAATCCACCAGTTCCACCAACAATCAAGTTAGAAGATCCACCAGTCAAGGTTAGAGAACCCGTCATGGTATCTCCTGACTTCAATACGTTGAGCGAAGAAGCACCCGTGATTGAAGCGGTGATTGTGCCAGCAGAGAAGTTACCAGAAGAATCACGAATGACACCAGTGCTTGCTACGTTAGAAGACTGGAATGTGATATTGCCTGCGTTCCAAATAATGTTGTTATTGACTTTGAAGTCATTGACAGTTCCAACAGTTACATTCAGAGAACCACTACCGTTTGTAGCATTACCGCCAGAAGCTTCGAGTCTGACATTATAATCAGAAGCAGCTAGGGTGCTTGACTTAAAGTCAAGGGTTGGGTTAGATGCGTTACCGTCAAATCTTCCAAGAACTAATCTTGCTGTTCCTGAATCACTTTGTAGTGATGCAGTTTCAAAAGTTCCTCCACTATTAAGAGTATAATCTTGGAAGAAGACTTGATTGCTAGCAGTACCAATCTTAACAGCATTACCTGGGTTGCCACTAGTTAGTGTTCCACTAATAATAGTGTAGTTATTGAAAGTATCATTTACATCTACATTAGTTACAACATTTGTAATCAGTAGAGTTCCAGGAGATGTAACACCATCAATCTCATAAAGATTGACAGTTTGACTGACTAAGAAAGGTGATGCGGTAAGGACTTGATCAATAATGTAGATATCAACTCTTTGTTGACTTGTAGTAGTAAGAATTCTTACCTCATTGTTAAAGTCCTTAGCAGTCTGATATGTTGGAAGGCGATTATTGCTGAGTGTTCCGTAGTTGATATTCAGAGCATTTTGATACCATGCTCCTTGGCGATTATCTAAACGGTCAGAATCTAGTTCTGTTCCAGGACCATCATTTCCAGAGTGGAAGACTTTATACCACGTACCAAATGTAGATAACGTAGATCCAGAACCACGGATCCACATATTATCATTATCGGTAAACGCAAGTTGTCTTACGCCACCAAAAGTAGCATCTGTTCCAGAACCACCATTTCTGAGAGTCAATGTTAAATGCTTACTTCCTCCATCATTTAAATTATCTGCGTTATTATTTCTAGTATCAGCAATAACACCAGTAGAGAATGCACTTGGCGCTGGACTCGATGTTGGGTTGCTAGTACCACTAATCAAACGTAAAGTGTTACCAGCTTGACCAGAAATAGCGATATTGTATGTACCAGCAAGTCTATCTGTTGGCAGTGTACCAGCACTTAAGTTTCCTGCGTTTAGATAGAAAGAACCTTGGGCACCGTCAAGCAAGTCAGCATCCAAACCACTATCCGCACCAGTCTTGAGTCTTACAGAACCATTGCCCTGTAATCCAATATCAAATTGTGACTTATCAAATCTAGCAACACCAACCGTACCAAAGTCATCAGCAGAAATTGTATTTGCGGTAACTCTTAGAACGTCAATGGAAGTATTAGCATACTGTCTATTTACAGTAGAAACTTTAGCAGCAAGAACTAGAGAAGATCCAGCACCAATTTCTGTTGGTGCGTTTGTGACATTAAAGTCAGCATTGTATCCAGTACCACCGTCTGTTACAACAACATCAGTTACAGCGCCACCAGAAACAACGAGGTTTGCTCTGAGACCTGTTCCAGCACCACCAGATAAACCAACATCAAAGTATTGACCGTTTGTAAATCCAGATCCGCCATTGACAATGATAACATCGTCAATGAAGTTACCTTGAGTATATGTCGATTCTAGAAGCAGAGGAGAAGCACCCCTACCAAATTGGATTACAGTTCCAGCAGTAATATCTGATGTTAAAGCATTACTTAATGTAATAGTAGTCTGACCAGAAGCAGAAACAATATTTGTAATTGTGGTATTTGCTTGAATACCAGTTACATTATTAACCACATCGTGACCAATAAGCATATCGCCATTGGTTGGGAAGATTAATTGATCACTTCCATTGTTCCCTTGAACGTCAAGGATAGCAAAGTATCTTGTCTCAGCACCCTTGATAGACTGAACTGCTAATGCGAAATTCTGGTCACCACGTAGGAATGTAAACGAGTTAGCAGCACCACCCGATGCAAGTCTATCTGTCTCAATAACACCAGATGTAATGTCGGAAGCAGCAACCTGATTGGATGATAGAGATACCCAGTTAGCGTTATCGAACGAAGAAGTATTGACAACTCTGCTTAGATCAACCGTGTTTGTATTTGGAGCAGCAGTGCTGTCTTCAATATCATCAGTATCTACAATCTTGACTTGGTTTACAATGTCGCCATACAGTCTGCTCTCAATGAAACCAGTTGCTGTAGCACCATTTCCATCACCACTAATTGTGATAGTAGGAACTGTAGTATATCCTTTACCACCAAGATATCCATTGAAGTCTACAATAGTAATTGTAACGACTTGACCGTTAGCAATAGTAGTTGTAGCAGCAGCTTGAACTGCTCCTGCTTGTGGATTACCACCAGAAATAGTAACTGTTGGTGGAGTAGTATAACCAGAACCACCAGAAGTTAGGTTAATCTGATATAAAACACCTTCTCTATATTCAGTTGCTTGAATTTGACCACCAGTTACATCTCCAGTAAAGATATCTCCAATTGTAAACGCTAAGTTTGTATCAACATTAAATGCCAAGAACAAACTATCGTTATCATCATTAAGAATGAACGATGTTGAGGTATCCTGTTGAATTGCGATATCACCAGCAAGTGCTCCTTCGATAGAAGTTCTTGCTGCCTGGTCAGCAACAGTGTAGACTTGGAAAGGTCTTAGTGCTGGGATTTGATCAACCGAGATCTTACCAGAATCGGTAAGTTCGACTAGTGCTCTAGGAACAGCGTTCGTGGAGTATGGTTTGTTGATGTATGGACCGAGGTTGTTAGTGATATAATCTCTAACTGCTTTCTGTGTAGGTAGTTGTCCGTCAGAAGACTGAGCGCCACCAAGTGTATTGTCAGCAGAGAATCCAGTAACAACAACGTCGCCGCCCTTCAGTTTCAAGAATTCGACTTCAGAGATGGTAACAGTACCCGTGAAGGTAATAGCACCCGTTCTGTTTTCAATTCTAGCGAACGTACCAACCTTGAAGTCACCTAGTTCGTCAGTACCAGAGACATATACACGACCATAGTTCTCAGATACCTGCTCATTTGCCTCAATCTTAACGCCGCCGTTTTCTGGTAGAGCGTTGTAGTTTGTACCAGAACCAGCAAATTCCCAAGTGTGAGAAGATGAGTTAACAATAGATGGTCTGTGTAGTCTTAAAGTGGCACCAGAGAATGTTGCGGTGTTTGTGGAAACAGCATTGCCAGTAGAGTTATCAATGAAAGCACCAGCGTTTCCTTGTCCATCGTCAATTGTTAATTGTGCTGAGAAAGGAGGTCCAACTGTTACTCCAGCAATACTCTCAACAAAATACTCAATGTTTGTATTTGAGTTGCTATATCCATCAATCTTGACAATATAGTGCTCTAGTGGTTCTCTACCGAGTCCATCGACAGTAAAGATGGTTCTTCCTGTTGGAGTGGTTGAGACATTAGTAATTGTACCAACGTCAAATGTATATGCTTCTTCTCTAAATCCTGTGCCACGGAGAGCAAATGTACCAAAGTTTGTAGCGGAGTTAGTGATAGAGCAATAACCACCAGACTCAGCAAGTACACCATCTTCACAGAAGATAACAAAGACCGAAACCAACTGGGTGTAACCATCGTTAATAACCTTGTATCCCGTACCGCCAAATGATACAATCGTGAATGCCGAAGCAACCATCGACTTACCCTGGTTGGGGAATGTCGCAGAACCGTCTAGTTCTAGACCAGGGAAGGGGCAGTTAGGTTGCTTGACCTTAGAACCATCAACCAGAGCACCGCCACCACCTAGGAAGGAGATAACAGAAGAGTTCTGGGTGTATGGTGATGCCTCAATAATTGGGTAGTCATCAAAATCTGCTCTTGGAGTTACTATCTTATTATCAGCATCGTAGATTGTTGAATCTGGATACGAAATAATAGAATCTGTATTATATAAAGTTCCAAATGTTCTGGTAGTAGCACCCGCAGCGATTGTTCCATCTAGAATATCTTCTAGAAGTTCCATCTCAGTATTGATAGCAGTTTCAACACCAGCACAAATTGGTGTAGTACCATCAACTAAGATTGTAGAATCAATGAATAGAGAAGTACCAGAATAAACTGGTGTATAAACAGGACCAGTTCCATCTCCAGTCTTCCAGTTACGCATTGCCAAGATGGCAAGTTCTTTTACTTTAGAAAATACAAAGTTTGCTGGACCTTGTTCATCTGTTGGAATACCAGTTAATTCAGTTCCAGTAAAGTAAGATTCTGCAACGTTAACAATACCAGCATTTCCACCTAAACAAAGGTCTCTGATAAGACCTTCTAAAACAGATCCAATATCTTGAGCATCAATTGTAAATGTTAGTGCTGGATATTGTGCTGTTCCATATCCAAGTGCTTCTTCGGCAATAAAAGTTTCGTTTCTAGCAATTAGATAAGCACCGTCTAGAACAGTTCCAGAAGCATTATTAGTTAAGACATCTACAAATAAGTATGCTAAACTATCAATAGCAGCTCTTACATCGTCACATGCGGGATTGCCAGCAGTAGTTGTAATTACAGTATCATCAAAGTATCTTGCTTCGGATGAATACTGTGGAGTATAGATGGGATCGGATACTAAACCATTGGCAGTTCTCCAATTACGCATTGCGTAAATCATCAATTCTCTAGCATATTCAAATGCTCTTACAGTCTCGATGATTTCCGTATCAACATATCCAATTTGTGTTCCTTCAACATAGTATTCTGCGGATTCAATTACATTGTAATTGCTTCCAAACTGAAGGTCTCTTACAATAGAGTTGATAAAATGCCCAATGTCTCTCTTACACTTAGCAGGACCACCAGGGACAACTAAATTTGGAAACTCTGATACTAAACGTAGATAAGATTCGTCAGCAATAAAATCAATGTTATTGCGGATTAGTAGACAAGCGTCTTGGTATCTCCTATCAGTAGGAGTTGCCATCGAGAACTTGTTTGGAGAGTTGAGAAGTGATATTGTAATTGACTTCTCAAATGATGAAACAGTAGCAAACTGTCCAGGATCTAAATTAGAATCTGAGATTGATGGGAACTTTTTAGGAATAACGAATCTTCTTGCTCTTCCATCAGCATCTTCAAATACTTTGTAAATTCTTTGCTTTCCGTTAAGTGCGGAAAGATCTGGGTTTGATGTAGGTAGACCAGAGATTACAATTTCTTGTCCTGCCTTAAAGTTGTGTGTATTTTGTCTTCCAACCAAATCATTGGTGTAGAAAACAATACCACCAAGATCCTCTGCATTACCGAATTGAGCAGATTGATAACCACCAGTGACTACATCAGTAGTTCCCTGTAAAGCAAAGTTGATTCTAGAAATTGGTAAGGTTGTAGTTAAATCTTCATCGATAGATACAACTTCACCTTCTGCTCTAATAGAACGAATATCTGTTGATACAAACTCATACGCATCTCTTAGATATTCAAAATCTACAGTTCCATTTGTAGCAGTACCACTACTGTGGTTTGGCGATCCAGTTCCAGATGTACCAGCAGCAGTTACTGTATATACATAATCATTCGCCCAAACAACTTGACCTAGGGTATATGCTGTAGAAGCTTCCCACACTAGTGTTCCAACTCCCCCATACTGGAATGTTTCACCAGTGTTGAAGGAACCACTTACGATATCAGCATCTACAGATCCTGATGTATATGCGCTTGCTCCTGTGATTGTTGTGAATGAAACATCAGTAATATCAGCGACAGCACCAGTGTTAACACCACGAACTCTTAGTCCATTAACTAAGTTTGATAATCCAGTGTTGGATTGGAAATCAACCCTGATCTTAGGTAATCCAAAAATTTGATGACCGATTGGGAAACTTCTTTCAAAATCTCCACCAGTAGTTGAATCATAATAAATTCTTTGCTTATCGTCAAAGACCATAGCAAAGTCCCAGGTATGGACTGGATCACCAGCACTATCAATAGCATCCCTAAATGTTACACCAATAAGATAGTTTTTGTCCCCAAACTTAACCATGTGTTTGCGGGGATTCGCTGGTCTAATAATTACTAGACGAAGGTTATCACCAACAATAGAACAATCTGGTGGTAGTGAAATTGGGTTATCTTCTACATAATCACCCCCAGAAACAATCAGTGTTTCTTTAACGCCAGGAGTTGCCCATGCCAACTGCGCTGCTTTCTTGATTGTTCTAACTGGGTTAACAGCAGAACGACCATCATTATCATCACTACCAATCTGTTGGGAAACATAGATACGACCACCAACGTCATTTGTTGCTAGGTTGAGAACGTATTCTGTGGTAGCAACAGCGTTTGATTTATCACCTAGTTGTGGAGTAACTGATCTTGGAAATACTCCACTATCTCCAGTAATTCCATAGTGAGGAGCATTAGGATCATTAACTCTATAACCAATATGATTTAACTGAACTTCTCCATTTAATACAGCACCACTTGTATGAGTTGGACCTGTGGTTCCTGTTTGTCCAGCATTTAGTGCTTCATAAACGTTACTGCCGAAATATCTATAAGCACCTTTCTGTAAAATAACATTAGGAACCCAAACAACTCCTGTTCCATTAGCATATGTTTTTAAGAATGGAGCTCGTAAATCAGCGTCTGGAGTAATTAAATTCTCAATATCTAGGTTGAGAATTTTTGCCGTATCAGAAATGATAGACGTTGATGTTCTGATAGCACCATTAACATCTAATTCAAAATCAACAGTATCAAGTTTAGCAGTTGCTTGAGCACCTGCACCATTACCACCAGAAATAGTTACTGTAGGCGGTGAGGTGTAACCATCACCAGCGTTGTCAACAACAATAGCAACTACAGATCCATTGCTAATTAAAGCGGTAGCTTGCGCCTGAACACCATCACTAAGATCGGGAGCACTTAGTGTTACATCTGGAACAATAGTATATCCAGAACCACCTTGATTCTCATTGATGGTAATAGTTTCTACTTTTCTTCCAGTTCTATTAAGACCAATACGAGCTAGGTTGTTAACAGGATCAGTTTGAATCCTCAAAATTTCTTTTTCACTAGCGCCGCTACCAATTCTGAACGTAGTTTCGTTAGTTCCTACGATTCTAGTATTATCGCCGTGAATTCTTTCCCTGTCAGAGTTGATCTTAAAACTCATTGTACTAGGTGCTCCCGCCTTAGTTTATAACCTTTATCTATTTAGTTATATCACCAAGAAACAGTGACTACCTCCACTGATGCCACCCAGTTAATTTCTACTGTAGTTCCAGCTCTTGTGGTAGAATAACTAAATCTATTTGCTGCTCCACTATCATATGTTACAGCATCCCATGTTTCTCCTGTTGGGATTGTATCATTAATAATAGTAGTCATTGATGACAACACTTGAACATCTCCAGCAGATGAAGTTGTTACAGCACTTTCAATTTTCAAAGATAAACTACCACCGCCGCTGGCATTAACACCAACAATGTGACTGGTAATAAAACTGAGTGTAGATGACGGGAGAATAATTTGTTCTCCTGTGTCGTTAGAAGAAAGAATAGCGGTGTTTGTTCCTCTTAAAATATACTTTGTTGTGGAAGCATCAGAGAAAAAACTATTCTTTACTTCTAAACTGTTTACATTTTTAACATCTTTGAGATCGTTGACAAGAGTTGTGTTGTTGACAGAAAATCCGCCAACTGAATCGTAAGTTCTTAGATTTACTGCCATTTTACTTCTTGAATGTGTTTGTTACTACTGTAATATTTACAACATCACCAATGGTCAAATCTGTAAGTGTAAATGTAACTCTTACTTTGTTTTGAGCGTCAAAGTCAAATACTGAAGACACTTGATTTACTCCAGTGTTCAGGTTACTAATATCAGTGTGGAAAATATCACTTCCTTTATCAGTAACGTGATACTCAATCATCTCCTTATCGCCAGTTGTTTGGTTGTGAACAGAAACTGTTACTCTAGAACCAGTATCAACTGTTGGATCATAAAGAACTGCTGCACCAGCATTAGTTCCACCCTTGATAAGTTGAATATCTTGAGTGTCAATCCTTAGATCTGAAAGTTCGAATGTATCAAAAGAACTGTTGATGAGTTTTAATCCATCAAAAGATCCTGTTCCAAATGCTTTATTAACGTAGATATCACCATTAGTATCTAGTCTCAGTAAAGGATCAACATTGATACCAACTGACAAACCAAGATCTAAGTTGTCCTGTGTTGTGTGGATAAATGTAGAAGTTCCTGATGTGTCAATAGTAGCAGCAAGACTATTAAATGTAACAGTTTGTGCTTCGATATCTAGATTATTATTTTGACTGGTGATACTATCAATATTAGTAAAGTCTAATGCGCTCTCAGAAAGACGCATTGTATTTGTACCATTATTGTAGAAGTACAAAATATTTTCATCAGATCCAGCAGAAAGTTCTGGAATAATGTAAGTATTTTGGTCAACGTCTTTTACTCCACCAAGAGATCCCCAGTTCGTTCCGTCATAACCCTCATAAGTAGAGTTGGTGGTGTTGAAACGAACCGAACCTTGAGCAGCAACGCCTCTTTGGTTTGTATCGCCTACTGGCAACACTAAAGATGTGTTGGTATCAATAGTTACTTTTTTACCAGTGTTTGGTCTAACAATAAGATCATTAAGATCTGTAGAAATTACATTGTTACTAAATCTTAGTTCGGCATTGACAACCAGATCCGTAAATCCAAGAGGATCAATTCTAACTTCAGATACTTCCTCAAAAGTTAGTGGAGCAATAGCGGTTGTGGACCAAGTTAATTCAGCAGTTCCGTTTGTTGCTGCTCCAGTGGTATGTGTTGGTTCGTTACCAGAAGTTCCAGTTTGACCTGCTACAGTTACCTCATAAATGTTATTCTGATACTTCAAATACTGACCTAGAGTTACCTGAGTATTGGTAGCGTAGTCTGTGTATGCTGGTGCAGTCGTGTTAATAGAACGGATCTTTTTAACATCAACAAACTGTAAGTAATTTGGAGTAACACTTACTGTATTGTTACCGTCGTTATAGAAATATAATGTGTTATCATTTGCTCCAACAGAAGCTTCTGCTGCGATATAAGTGTTGCCATCAAGGTCTCTTACTCCACCAAGAGATGCCCATGAAGTAGTAGAAGCACTGTAACCTTCATATTGTCCGCTATCGGTATTAAAACGAATAGCACCGTTTTCTACAACTCCTACTGGTGGTCTAGATGAAGATGGTCCAGATGGAATAATAAGAGATCCCTGAGAATCAACTTTTACAACTCTAGAAGATGGTGGTTTTAAAACTAAAGAGTTTCCAGTAGTTGAAGAAATAATATTATCTTCAATGATAAGAAAATCATTTGAATTAAACTTATCAGTAGTTTTGATTTCTCCAGATGATGTAATTGAACCACTTGTTGATCCCAGTGTTATTGTAGATCCAATAGTAATATTTCCAGAAAATCCAGTGGTTGGAGATGTTATTACTAAATTACTAGAATTAATAGCATTCAAAGAAATAACTTGTCCGTTAATATTTGAAGCTGTTAGAGAAGATGTTGCTGTGAGATCTGAGATAGAAGCGTTAGTTGCATTGAGAGATATACATGATAACTCACCATCTTCAATATCTGCAATAATTACATCATTAGAATTTAATTCTGCTACTCTTAGTAAAAACCCACTTCCAAAAGTTTTAGGATTATTTTGATCTATTAGAATTTCTGCTTCCTGAAGATCATCTCCTCCTTCATTTTGATGAACATCGTCAGAAGAAGTTCCCGAATAGTAATATAATGTAGGAGTTTCTTCGGTTACTTTTATCGATAAACTACTATCAGTTCTTGTTACTCCATCAGTATACTCATAACCTCTAAAAGATACTGTTGCAGATCCCTCTGTTAGTGGAATTTTTGTCAGAGTTATTTGTGTAGAGCTATCGATACTCAATACTTGGGTATTTGGTAATAATTCTCCATCACTCCCAGACTCAACAATCAACTCCATTCCAGGAAGGATATTACTTGTGTCTCCTACTGTTATTTCTGCCGATGTAACACTAAAGGATGTAGATACACTCTGAATATAACTTGGAGACCAAATTCCGTCTCTAAATTTGCTTAAAGAAAATAAATGATCTGTGTTGCTAGAATCTGAAATATTAAATTCATATGTATTCCCAACATAGAAATTAATATCTGGAGTCAATGTAGGACCAGATCCAATATCAATGAAAAATCTGTGTTCTGTAGATCCTTCATCATCTATTGTATATGTTGTTGAAACATCACCGACATTATACAATACAAACCCTTGCTGATATCCCAAATCATCAATCAACAAACTTTCGATATTATTTGATTGGTCTAAAATTACTTGATAAATTTCAGAATCTTCTAATTCTCTTACGAAATCTACAGTGATCGTAATATCGTTTGTTGGGGATGATCCACCAATTAAAGATCCATCAATATAAACTTCATCTCCAGATTCATAGAAAAATCCAGATTGGTTAATTGTGAGATTATCAACTTCACCATTACTATTTCTTGTAATATCAAAAGTTACTGGAGTTCCATTAGCACTATTTGTTGTAGAAGCAACATTGGTATAGGTTCCAGACTCATCTGATGTAAAATCTAAGACAGCAGATCCACTAAGAATAGGTAAAGAACTTATTGTAATTTCAGTTGGACTATCTACACTAACTACAGTGCAAGGAGATGGTAATTCACCTACATCTCCAGGACTAGTAGTAACAATCATTCCTGCTAGAATGCCTGTAGTTGATGTTAGTGTTACTGTTGTTGAAAGTACATCTAATGTTGTTGATAATCCAGATACTGTTGTTGGAATTACATCAGTTGCCGAAAAATTAAAAAGTTGAATATCTCCATCTCTTTCTCTTACAAAATTGCCAACCGAAAATGTACCAGATGGAAATGTTCCAGTAAATGTTATTCTTCTTAGATCTCTGTTTGTTACATCATATACAATTGGTGATGTTAAATCTCTAGCATTTACAGAAAGTTCATCACCAACTGAATATCCATTTCCACCTTCTAAAATATTTGCTCCAGTTACAACTCCAAGTTTATTGATAGTATATTCGAATGGTGTTGTTGGGTTTTTATATGGAGGAATAAAAATAATATCGGAAACACCAGCTTGAGTTGGATCTGTGGAAATAATTACTTCATTTGGAGCAACAGATATAACAGTTGCTGTAATATCAATTAAAGCAGTTCCTCCAGAAACAGAAACTAAAGACCCTTGTAATATTCCAGATACATCTGCTATATCAAGCAATCTCAAATTACCAGGAGATCTAAATGTAAGGTCAGCACTTCCATCAAATATTGGATTATTGGAAAGTGTTAGTTGTGTTGAACTATCAACACTCAAAACAGTATTTCCTTGACCGATATTACCTACATCATTAGATCCTCCCTGGATTTCCATCCCAGGTATAATTCCTGCTGTTGATGCAACTGTTATAACAGGAGTTGCGGTGCTCAAAGTTGTAGCAACATTTAACTTTTCTCCTTTTACAGTAACAGATGTTTTTGTTACTTGGGTTGGGAGAGTAAGGATGTCTGCTACTTGATATCCAGTTCCTTGATTTGAAAATTCAATATTGGTAATTTTTCCTGGAAAACTAGTTACTGTAAATTCAAATCCACTTCCACCACCTCCACCAACATCAGCATCATTTATAGAAAGAGTATCTCCATTTACATAATCAGACCCACTTTCAACAATAGTGATAGAATCTACAATTCCAGTATATGTAATTCCAGATATTGTAAATTCAAATCCAGAACCAGTTCCACCAATGTCTGCAGAGTAGACAGATACAATGTCGTTAGCTGCGTAATCGATTCCTATGTTTGTTACATCAAAACTAGATACTACACCAGTAGCATCGACTTCAATTGAAGCAGCACCAAATGAACCAAATGAACCAACTGCTCCAGTAGAAACATTAATATTTGCTCCCATACCAGGGTGAACAGTACAATAATATTCTAGAGTATCATTACCAGCAGTCGGTTTAATAATTAAATCTAAAAAAGCACCCGCATTTCCTGGTGTTCCTTTTGTCACCAAGACATAATTATTATCAAGAGGATCTCCACTCTGTTTTCTTATATTGAATGGATGATTTGCCAGAGAAGCATCAGAAAGATCAAATCTATAAGTATTTGATTTGAGTAAATTTAATGTTGGTTGATTAGATCCATCAAGAGTGTAAATATTGCTTGGTGGCGGTGTACCAGGATTTGCTACTGTTCCGACAACATACGTTGTTGTTGGATTGTTTAATAATGGAACAAAAATATAATTCCCTTGAGTGTATCCACTACCAGGATTTGTAATAGAACCATTTATTTGAGTATCACCAGTAATTGTGATATTACCAGTAGCACCAGTACCACTACCACCAGTCAAATCGATAGAATTATATGTACCAGGAACATATCCGTTACCTGCTACTGTAATATCACCAACAATTCCTTCAACATCAAAATTAGCTTGCGCTCCTGTTCCCGAACCACCTTCTAATAAAATATCAGAATAATTTCCAGGAAAATAATTTTCTCCTTGATTAGTAATGCTGCCAGTATATGCGGTTACAGAAATACTAACAGTTGCGCCTTCTCCAGTTCCTCCAGTTAAAATAACATTATAGGATCCAGCGTCATAGTTTTCACCATATGAAAGGAAACTAATTCCAGAATTTGTTAAAACCTTCTGTCTTACAATCAAATCCTTATAAAACAGATTTCCTAAAGTACCAAAATCTGCAATTTTTTGACCAGAAGATACATAACCAAATGTATTTTCTTCTGATTTAAAAATACCAAGTGATGTGTCTGAGGTGAATGCTAGAGATGGAGCAGTTCTAGTACCATCACCTAACTTTAAATTTCCAGTAGCAAGATCACTGCCACCTTGAGTGATAGAAAATATTTGAGATCCAATCTCATTAATTTTTACCCTTTGTGTTTCAAAGGTGTCTGTTCTTGCGACGTTAATTGCTGGCATTTTTTACTAACTCTCTAAGTAGGGATTTAATTTCAGAGATCTCATCCTTCAACATATTTATGTCTTCCAACGCGGAATTAAGATGTTTTAATTTACGCCTTGCTTCAATAGCAGAACTATCTTGATTTAAGATGGCACCTGTGGTCTCGTCCCTAACGAGACCATCATGTCCTTCAACTTTAATGTAACTCATGCGCGGAAATTAGAAAGCAGCAACTGCACGAATGTCTTGAATCTTAGGAACGTATGCTGGATCCACTCCCTTCATTACAAGTTTGATTGCGAATGAAGAGAACTCAGGTAATCCAGATACGCTATACTTAAGATCTTGATATGCTGATTGCTTTTCAACAATACTTGAAATAGTGTTTTCAGCACTAGCAATCTCTAGTGAATCTGGTTGACCATTATCATTGAAGTAGAACCATTCAGCATCTTCGAAGTTTTCTTGGCTTGATGCTCTCTTATACTTGTAAAGAACTTCGATGTTTTCGATATTCTTAACGTTAGCAAGTAGATGAACATCAATTGCTGTAGCAGGATTTGTAATGTATACTTCCTTGGTGACATACTTTGCAATAGAAGAACTATTCTTAGAAGTATCTTCAGCAACGAAATCAACACCAGAACTATACTCTACTTTTGCTACTTCCATAAAGAATGCTTCATCGTCTGGTTGATTTGGATATGAAATAATATCACCAACACGGAAGATATCAGCAATCTGATCTGTTACTTCATTCGCTCTAGCATATAGATTGCTATCAATGATTCTAGCAGTGTAATCATCATTGATTGGTTGAATGTCAGTTCTTAGAGTCAATACTCTGGTTGTTCTGTTCCAGATAACTGACTTACCAGTAATTCTATTATCATAAGTCTCAAGAATCTTAGATTCAACTGGATTGCGAGCAACGATAGTAATTGACTCACCAGCAGCAGATTGAGTAGAACTATTAATAATAGGAGTTACCAAAGATGGCGTAGAACCAATAGTAACAGTAGGTGCAGATTGTGTATTGGCATATTGTGTCAATTCAACTTCTTCACCAATGCTGAACCCTTGCTTGGTTTTGACCTTAACCCAAATTTGATTGCCATCAACTTTAGCAATTGTACCATTAGCAGCAGAAGTTTTTCCTTTGATGCTTTGGTTGTTTTGGTAAGTAACGCCAGTGGTTAAAGTAGAGAGTGAGAATGAATACACGGGATAGAATTCAATCAATTGCTCCCTTCTTCCATATCTGTTTTCCTGTCCTTCGGCATTTTCAATTCTGTTTGATACAGTTTTGACAGAAGCACTCGAAAGATCAATAACAGGTGACAAATGAGATGATGTGGAAGACAACTCCATCTTATAAGTCAAAGATCTTGCGAGACTGTTTAGAGTTTCATTAATTTCAGATGCGATGACTTTTTGGTTATCAAAATAATGTGGTTCATTCAAGAATGTCTTCTCAAAATCAGTTTGTGAATATGAAGTGTAATTTGTTGTAGATGAATCAACAGGAATAATATTAGTGGTTTTGACGGAAGTGTTTAGTGTTGTACCAGATACAGTTAAGTAATGTACTTGTGGATACAAAGTTTCAAACTTTCTATTGTAAGTAGCATAAACATGTCCACCACCAACTGAACTGCTTGCCGCCTGAGTAATTGTTCTGATGTTATAAGAATCAACACCAGAGTTCATAACTTGGAATAAGTTAGTATTGAAAGTTTCTGATGGGATAGCACCTGTTTCATCAGCGCCTCTAAAGAAGACATAAGATTTTCCACTATCCTCAAATCCATTATCTCTATGGTTAATTTTGATAATGCTATTGTTGTTTTTAAACAACTTGGAAGTAGCGATAGACTCAGAAGTTGCATCAGTTTGAATTGGATTCATTTCAAGAAGTTCATATCCAAGATTTACATTCTTGAGTAGTAACTCAGAAGGTCTTGAAATATCAAACTCAGCACGATATAGTGTGAACTTAAGATCTTGATCTAGATCTTCTGTCCAGTTTTCAGTATTTTGAGACTTATAAAGAGATCCAAGAGATGGTTGAGTTGTGATAACAGTGCTAGTAGAAAGATCAGTCTCTCCTAACTTAGAAGACCATAGTTCATAATCAGTTGAGTCGGTTTCAATTACCAACGCATATTCGGAATCATTCTCCAGATATACGGGGTAATCGAACGCAAAATGGGTAGGAGTTGTAGACTCTGTGAGACCCTCAAAATCGGTCGCTACGCCCATTCTAACAGCAGGTGTATCAATCTCAATGAAAGTCTCTACCTCACACCCTCCAGCGCCATTTCCGACGCCTTTGATGACCACTGAAGGAGACTCTGTATATCCGAAACCAGCAATAGAAACTTCAGCATTGTAAATTCTTCCGTCAGATACATTGATCTTAGCAGTTGCTACAGATCCACCAGGAAGTTGTGGACTTTCAATTGTTAGAACAGCACTATCGTAATTTTGACCAGGATTGGTAATTCTAATGTCAGATAGTTTTCCACTATCTTTAGCAATCGTCAATGTAAGGTCTGTTCCTCCAGTAGCATTTGCTAGTGTTACAGAAGGAATCTCTAGTAATTCATTCTGTAAGAAAGATCTGCCATTGTGGTTCTTGAGAACGAGAGTGTATACTTGCTCGTTAGTGAGAGCATATACACCTGTAGATGAAGGAGTTAACTCAACACCGTTTTTATCAATGATTCTAGAAATAGGTCCAGAAGCAGCAGAACTTGTGCCAACAACAACCTCACCTCTAGTTACCAATACATTGCCAGAAGCAAAGCACTTGAGGAATGTTTCAGGAGTTAGAGTTTTTTCTGTTCCAGGAACAATATTCTTAGCAGGTTTGTCAAAGTCAACATTAGTCATGTAAACTCTAACTGGAATATTGGTGCTCTTACTCTTAAAGTATAGATCAGCACCAGTGATGAATACACCACCGTCAAAGTTTTCGACTTTGAATACCTGTGCTAGTGGATTTGGTCTTAGAGGATTATCAGTATTGCTTTCAACAAACTGAACACCCTCATTTGACTTAAAGTAAGATGGTTTTGTGGATACGATACTGGAAGGATTCTGTGGTAGAATACCCGATGCATAATACTTAATTTCTGCGTATGTATCTACAGTAGTCTTATCTTCATTAGTGCTACTAGAAGTAAATCTAAATGTTAGTTCACCAGTTGTAAAACGTAGTTCTTCTGAAGATTCATCGTACTGAACAGTATCAGCGTCTCCAGTCCAAGTAGCATTTTCACGAGGAGCATAACCAGCAGGCAATAGAATCAAACCACTGGCGTTACCATTTTCATCGGTTACAATCTCACCATTGAATGCTGATAGTGAATTACCAGCAATACCAGTATATCTTAGGTCTGGGTTTACCCAACGATTAATATTTCTGCCTTCTAAGAATACAGATACTTTAGTTAGAGGTTTAAGTCTTCCAATTACAAACTTGATAGGTCTAGTTCTAGCAAAGAACTGTAGTGATGTTGATACAACACTTTCTCCAACTGCTTTAGTTTGTACACCTTTACCAAGTTCATTGTTTTGTGGACTAATATTGGAAGAACTTCCAACAGAAGCAGCTTTGACAGAAGACTTAGCGTTAGCAGTATTTGTCTCGCCAAGAGAATTGATTGATGTAAATGATGGTGAAGTTCCAACCCAGTTTACAATGAATGAATTGTGGAGACTAGAGAAACTTTCTCTGCTATCATCTTTAGCAATAAAGATATCAAAGAGACTTGTATTTGTATCTACAACCAGAGGTTCTACGCTTTGATCGTACCACTGATCAATCTGTGGGGAAACTTCTCCCTCACCAACATATTGGAAAACAACAAATGGGTTTGGATTGATAGTCTTCGATGCGAAATCATTACCAAGAAGTTTGAGACTACTATATGGCAGAGTTACAATATTACCAGACTTTTGATATCCAGCAACAGATCTTTGGTCTTGTCTTGTATTGACTTCTCTTAGAAGAATAGAATCTTCTTTTGACTGTGGTCTCAATACAGACTGTCTGCTATCAATAGCACACTTGTAGTCAGCAGAGACAAGGTTACCAATACCATGAGTCTCAAAGTTGTCTACAAAGAAACCAGACTTGAATCTATCAAGACCGATTTCATCCTTGACCTGCATGTTTAATGCCTGTTGCTCAAGAATACTGAGCGTGGTATAATACTCAAGACGTTCAACACGCTTCTCAAGTTTACCGATGTCCTTCATCGTGTAACGCTTGTGCTCAACAGGAGTAATCCTTACATCTTTGCTGCTTGTAGTATACGCTGGAATGTAAGCATAGAAGAGAGCAACAGCATCCTTGACAGGATCTGGTTTAGTTGGGTTGAGTGAAGAATTACCTTCCTTGACAACAAACTCACCTCTCTTATTAAGGAAGATACCGTCAATACGATCAAGATATTGAATTTGACTGAACGAGAAAGTATACTCTAAGTTTGTATCTGGAGCAGGAGTTGCTGCTACAACGGAACCAGCACCAGTGAAATTACTATTAGTAACTTCTAATGAAGAAGTATCTTGATATCCAGCAACAATTGTAGAAGTATTTACTTTTGGTCTAAAGTCAATAACATTCTTGAGTTCTACATTTCCTAGAGCAGAAGAGTTGAATGTTGGAATCTCGTCCTCAGTAACACCTGCCTCATGAAGGTAACTATCAATAGTTACAAAATCTCCTTGGGAATGTTCGAAGTAATCAAAAGCAATTACTAATTGACCAACAGTTGGGTCAAATCCTGGTTTTAGAACAATTCTAGAAACATCATAGATTGTATCTCTCTGTCCATTATCAAACGTAAACCTATTAGTTACATCTGTACCAGAAACCAAATTGCCTGCGCTGTCAATTTCAGGTGGTTGTGTACTAGTTCCCTCGTAAACATAACGCAATCTATATGCGTCAGAGAACGATAAAGTTTCTACAACATCACTATCATAGTCAGTTCCTCTAAAAGGAATAACTCTATCACCAGCAGAATCTACAACAATACGCTTGTTCTCAATGGAAGTTTTGAGTCTTGGTTTTGCATTTGAAACTTCTAGTGTTGCGGTGAGTTTCAACTCAGGAGCAACATAATTTGCTTCGCCAGCAAAATTGCTATTAAAGTATGAAGTTGGTAGTTGGAATGTGATGCTGCCAGAAGTCAATCCACTTGCTGTGTCAGTTGCTGAAGTAACTTCTACATTGTCGGCATCAATATAAACAATATCACCATCTTCAACCAAATCAGCACTGTTCTTATTCAAGACAGTAACAATATAGTTCTTTTCATTGAATGTTGTGAATCTCTGTGTGCCAAATGGCAACTGAGCAGCAAATGAGATGATACCACCACCAGTAGAACCAGCAGTAACAAAGTCTCTTCTAAAGAAATACTTGATCTTAGTATCATCAGATCCAGCAGAGATCTTTTGTACTTGCTTACTTCCTGTTGGGAAAAGAAGAGTTCCAGAATTTGGATTCTTGATTCTTGGACGGAGGAGAACAACACTGGTGCTAGTTACATCATCATATAGAGTTTCATCAATGTAAATTCTTGTCTTAGCAGATCCTTTTTGGATAGTAGCATATTGAACAATTGCTCTGATAACATTGTTAGAAGCATCAGAGAACTGAATCAAATCGCCCTGTTGTACGATGCTGCTAGCATCTGCACTGAAACTTGTAGACTCCAGGAATTTGGTTCCCTTTGATCCGAAGAACGTAAAATCTGTTACTGATGTAACATTAGCAAAGTCTCTATCATCTACAACAGAGTCAGCAGTAAACTGATTGACATTACCAGATCCATATGATGATCCAAATGATTTTACATTTTGTGGAGTGTATGTCGTTACTGTATTTCTATTCAATACAGGGACAATTACTGCGCTAGTTGTTGGAACATTATCGCCAGAATTGATTGTTACTACGGGTGGTTTCGAATACTCTCCAGCAAAAGAAACTCTGTCAACAATATCAACTCTGTAAATACCTTGACCATTGAATCCCAATTCAACTTGAGATTGATCATAACCAACACCATCAACTACAATTGTAGATGTAGATGGATAACCCAGTCCTCTTTCTTGAACAATGAAGTGAGAAATAGTATTTTCTTTAGCAATTTTTACCAGATTTCCTGCTTCATCTCTGACTGTCTCGCCAGGAACAAACTTTCCAGAAAGAGTTTTAACAAATAGGATTTTGCCAGTAGAATAAACTCCGTTTGGAGCTCCTTCTACTACACCATAAGCACCACTTGTCAAACCATAAACATATTCACCAACACCATATGAATTTGTTGGTACTACATTTTCTAATACAATTCTAGTAAAGAACTGTGGATCAAAGTATGATAATGCAAACTTAGCATTGTAAGCATCGCCACCCTGTGAAAGAGTTCCTTTTGAGATTACGATGTCAGAATCTGGATTGAATCCCTCTCCTCTCTCTTCTAAGTAGAAATTACTTGGTTTTGCTGTACCAACAACAGGAGTAATAGTTTCACTGTAGTCGATTACATTAGCAAAAATTGTAGATGCTAAATTTTCTTTTTCGTCACCAATAGCATCGTTCTCTGTCAAGAAAACTTTTCTATTTTTACCCTGAGAACTTTCATCATACTCTTTGAAAATATTCTCTAGATCACTCTTAGTTCCAGCAACTGTTACTTCTAGGTATCTAGATTCTTCTGTAGTTCCTGGGTTTTTGAGTGGTTTGAATACTTTGGAATAAGAAAGTACATCTACATATGAGACAATGTTAGTGCCTGCTCTGGTCTTGACATACCACAACTTGCTAAAAGTATTTTCTAAATCACTTGGAATAATACTTGTAATAGGAATATTGACATCAACAATTTCAAGTGTTACTGTTTTGATTCCAATGTTAGAATCAAAAAACTTACCTCTTCTGTCAATAGTTTGACGATAATTTGAGTCTAGTTCTGTACCACCAAGACCAACATAACCGTCATTGAAAAGAGTTGACAAGTATACAGTTGGGTACGCAGTAAGTTGCGATCCCTCTTTGTTTAGAGGAACACTGCCATATACATTGCTAATAGTATATGTTGGCAGACCCTTTGTCTTAAGAGTTACATTGTCACTGCTGAGACTTTCTCTTGCTTTGTTAATTTCGAGATACTTAGTCTCTTTATTGACAATTTCATATCCTCTAATATATGCTTTACCAGGACCAATGCTAGCAATCATTTTTCTGCTAGCTTCAGTAGCACTCAATCCATTATACAGATCAAATTCATCAGCAGCATACAGACCTCTATTACCGTCTTTCTGAGCATACTCTCTAATATCAATAGAGAAATCTTGTACTACATAGTCACCACTCTCATCAAATGTTCTTCTAGCAAGAGTTTGCTCTAGAACACTGTAGTCAGCAGGCGACACTTTTCTTTGTACAACTCCTCTATTAACAGTTAGGAGTTGAATAAAATTCTTATCAGTAATTGCATCTAAAGCAAACTCTTTGAGTTCTAGACTAATCTTTAGTCTGTGTGCTCCAGGTGCTGTGTAGTTAGAAGAACCGATAGCATTATCATAAAGAGATGAATCTTCTTCAGGAGTTACAACTTCTTCTTTGATTGTAAATCCAACTTTTGCGGAGGGTTTATTGTAGTATTCGTCAATAACGAGGAGTTGCTCTTCATTACGTACAAAATAACCATTGACAAAATAGATACCTTCTTCTACTTTAACAGCAGAAGCATATCCCATAGCAGGACTTTCTAGAGAAGTTACATCTCCAGTGTCTGGATTTGTTACATTAATACTTGTAGGTAGAACACTGCCATCCGTACCAACAACCATCAATGGAGTATTGACACCATCGATAACTTCTAAAGTTTCACCTTGACGGAAAGTAGATTCTGCGTTAGAATTACCACTGTTCTGATAAGATACGTATAAAGTATCAGAAGATGCTTCTGTTGCTAGATTTGCGGAGAGAACATTTCCAATAACACCAGAAGTCAAACCACGCAGTTGAAGACCAATTAACTGAGTAATATCATACTTCTTATATACAATGTCATCTCCCTCAGAAATAGCAACTTCTGATACTGAGGATAACTTAACGTAATCTAATTTTGTATTGAGACCAACTTCTCCAGGGATAACTAATTCTCCCTGCTTAAAAGCATACTTACCAAAACTCTCAACCTGATTCTGTAGAATAGATTGAAGTTGCGTTAATTCTCTGC